GCCTTTCGGCGGTCCCTCGAGCCTAGATTCGGATTCATGGCTAAAACCATGCTCTTTCGAGTTTAGGTTTGGGGTTAACCACGTAATGTGGTCCTTCTTACAGCCTACGTACCATTCGGATAGCAACCGAGTGCTCTATGTAGATTAGTACTTCACGTTCGAGGGCACCATGTCTTATACTAAGTCTTCTCCCGTTGTTTGGAGAGCCCACTATACGTCAAAGTATTTTGACTTTGATGAAGGTGGTCCTCCTAGCTCTGGGTCTCAGACGATCGTTGCCAGCTCTTGGGTTGGCACGAATACTTTTACTGGGGATTACAATCCTCGCTGGCGCGATCAGGTTAGGAATCTGGTAAACGCTACCACCATTTGTAATGGTGAGATCGTTTCGCCAGACCCTGCCGTTTTCACGTCAACGACTTGGAATCTTGTCCAGTCTCAGTATGTTCGACCTGGTGTTCCGAGCCACATCATTTCTGGTCAGACAGACGGCTATGTAAATGGCCTCTCTCTCCCAGATTTTGTTGTGGTTCCCTTGGATGTGCAAGCCCGTGTCAGAAATCGTGCTATCGCTAAGTGGATCTCTGCGTGCCAAAAGATCCAGTCGACCTTCGAGGCCGGCCAAGATCTTGGGGAATACAAAGAAACACTTAACGGCGTTCATCGTCCTCTTAATTCCCTCAAGCAATCCATTCTCTCCTACTTTGACGTACTAAAGAAAGCACGTTCTAAGTATAGGGGTCCTGGTTTGCGAAAGGTATTAACGGACACGTACCTTGAGTTCCATTTCGGATGGCAGCCCCTTGCTGCTGATGTCGCTGACGCGATTGCTGATATCGGTCGATACCGATTTCCAGTTTATCCCGTTAACGTTTCAGCTCATGAGGACTACTTCGGATTTGGAGGTTCTCACACCGTTTCTGGTGGGTATGAACCTTGGACTCTCTGGGCTAAATATCGTGAGACACGACGATTTAGCGTCAGAATAAAAGGCATTGTCAAGAGTGGTGCTTCAAATGGCCAGGTTAGTAGATCCCAGTCTCTCCAGCTTACGCCGGAGAACTGGCTTCCAACTGCTTGGGATTTGTTGCCTTACTCTTGGATGGCTGATTATTTCATCAATGTTGGTGATATAATCAAGGCATGTTGCTTCCCGTATAGTACTGTAGCCTGGGGATGTGTTACTGAACGGGGTCACAACGAAAGGAGTTATGCTCCTATCGATTTTCGTGACCCTGTCGAGTCTCCCATTCCTGGATACTACTACCTTACAAAGGAGCGTTCATGCATTAGCACTAGCTCTAAGACTTACCGCACTTTGCTTAATCGCTTCCCTCTTGACTCGCTTTATCTGCTCCCTACGGTATCTTTTCAGATTCCGCAGAGCAAATGGGCGTACGCCAATATGGCCGCGGTTATGCTTCAGCGCAGTATAGGCTTAGTACCTTACTTCATGTAGACACTTTGTTGAGAGGTTCGTGAATGTCCTTTACACTCACATCTCCCGTTACGGGTGGTGCCCAAACTGGCCTTACAGGCCCTACCTATACGTTGGCTACCGATACTGCCCCGTCCAATACGGGCAAACAGTACGCAGTCACCGCTTTAGGTGGTACACAGACTGGGGTGGATGCTTCATCCACCCCGTCCAAGCCCTTCACGATCACTCTGAGCAGGCCCGCAACATTGCGGTCCTTGCCTGGAGTGAACTCCGTGACTGGCTTGCTGCCGAGCGTCCCACGCAACACTTATCGGATATCCGTCCGGAAAGGCGTCTCCGTCCTCGCGGGTCAGGCTGCTCAGGTTGCTCAATGCAACCTGGACATCCAAGTACCTGCTGGGTCGGATACAGTCGACCAGCCGAACATCCGTGCGATGTTGTCGCTTTTGGTAGGAGCGATCAATTCGATCTCTGCTTCCATCGGCGATACCGCGGTCACGGGGGTCATTTAAACTCCCTTTTGGGAGTGTAATGAACTCTATGACTAACGGTATAATACAGTGGTTGAAATCCCATTCTTCCGCTGTTTTGGGTACTGCGTTGGCCGCCTCACAGCTTGGCCTGCTTGGAAAAGCAGGTACAGCTATTGTCGGCGTCTTAGCAGCACTCTGTGGGAAAACTCTCTCGAATTAGAGTAATCTTTTTTGAGAGTTCGTCTCGGTTCTGGAGGTGCCATATGGGTATTTGCCCTATAGCTCTTTACGGAGCCATTTGTGCAGACCTCGGTGTGGTTGGTCCTCGTGACCTTCCTCCTGAGTGTGATGCTGTTGAGTTTGCAAAAGACTACCTAGTTCGTTCCGTTATCAGGAAACTGATACCGGATGATACTAGGGAGGCTGATGCAAATGCTCTAGCATCCTTTACATCTGCTAATAACAGGTGTAGAGAGTGGCAGTTCATTCCAGAGTGGGAAGTTGACCGGGTCTTGCTTGGAGAAATTCAGCAAGATCTAGAAAACTTCTTTAACCCTGGTGGTGAACCCCTTATCAAGTCCTACTATGACTTATTGAAGCATGGTAGACCTGGTCCGGGGGTTAATGTTGGTGCTTTTGGTACTTCGTATTATACGAAGTACTTTGCATCTCCATTAACTTGCACTTCTGCATATTTGTACGAAATGTACAAATCCTATGCTGATTGGATTCCCTTCCTCTCAAACGCGGAATGCCAACGCTATGAGAGCATCGGATATCCACACATAGTAAGTGGCAGCAGGTGCAGCTTTGTCCCAAAAACGTCTCGCACTAGTAGAATGATATGCATCGAGCCTTCGTTGAACCTTTGGTATCAACTTGGGCTCGCTGATATACTTGAGAGAAGGCTCAGCTGTTATTATGGAATAACGTTGACACTTCAGCCTCAGGTAAATCATTCTCTGGCACGGCAGGGCAGTCTTAACCAAGAGTTTTCTACTCTTGATTTAAGTTCTGCTTCTGACTCAATCAGCCTCAGATTATGTGAGTTGCTCTTGCCTAAGTGGTTCTTTGAACTACTTTTGCAATTGCGTTCTCGCACAACTGAGATTGCTGGTCAGACCGTTCCACTTTTTATGGTCTCTACAATGGGGTGTGGTTTCACATTCCCATTGCAAACCATAATCTTTAGTGCGATTATCCGTGCTGTAAATAAAATTTACGGCAGAGATCGGCAGTTGGGTTGGAGTTGCTTCGGCGATGACTTAATTTGTCACAAAGATGTCTTTGCGCCACTTAAGCGCGCCTTAGCATTATTCAACTTTTCTGTCAATCCGGATAAGACCTTCTCTGAAGGTCCGTTTCGCGAATCATGCGGTGCCGATTGGTTTTATGGCCAACCGGTGAGGCCAGTCTTCATTCGAAGACTTAAGTCTCAGCATGACCTCGTGATCGCTATCAACCAACTAAATGAGTGGTCTGCTTATACCGGCGTCTTTCTTCGAAAGGCGCTCTCATACCTTATTTCTAACTTGAGGGCAAAGTTTCGTAACTTTGTTCCTTTTGATAGCAATTTGGATGAAGGTATTCGCGTCCCACTCTCTTTTGTAGGTGTTAAGCGTTTCGATGCCAACGGTAGCTTCGTTTTTCGTAGCTATCGTATGCTTCCGAATCGCATACGCATCTATGAAGGCAAGATCCGTCTTGCCGGAAGGTTGACAAAGAGAAACTTACTCTATAACCCTGACGGGCTATATTGTTCTTTTCTCTTTGGCGAGTTGGCTTCCTTCTCCATCATGGTTAGGCATAACCGTAAGATGAAGAGGGCTTGGCTGCGTCATAGTCCTTATTGGGACTATGTTCCTGTTGGTAGCCTAACTAACGGAGTTAGACTATCATGGCAGCGGTGGGAAACCGCTGTGGCAGTTAACTGCCAAGACCTGACCGAAAGGTCAGAGCAGGAAACGTAATAGTTTCCTCGATCGAGC